AAACTTATGGGGAAACTCTTTTCGTATACGTTTATCTATCTCAGTATAATAGTCATCATCTGCTACGTCAATACCTTCTCTAACAAGCTGATTATGTATGTCATAAGCAGTATAAGTCATGGCATTGTCTGTGCCAAACCACTCATTCTTATCGGCCCATGCAACAGCTTTTGGATCAGGTTCTCTTTGTTGTTGAGGTTGATTATTAATTATCTGTTCAACTTCTTCTTTTGGAGCAGACTCTATTTGAGCTTTTCTTTGTAAAGCTTTTGCTTTTGATACTTTTAAACGCTCATCTTCAATAGTTAAACGAGCTATTTCTTGCTGAGCAGCAACTTGTTTTTCAACATCCTGTGCATTAACAGCAGCTTCCATTGCTCTTTTAGCAAACTCTTTTTGATTAACTAAAGCTTTTTCTCTTTCAACAAGCATAGAATCATTTTGAATTACGCTAGTAGATTTTAATTTGTCAGACTCTTCTTTAACTTTTTTTGCGTAATCAACAGCAGCTTGCTCACGTCTTTCTGCTTCACGCATTTTTTTAGTAAGTTTATCTATACGTCTTTTTACAGATTGAGAATATTCTTCAAGCTCTTCTTCTTTGCCTTCTTGTTTTACTTCTTCTTGAGGGACTTCTTCAACTTGAACTTCAGGTTCTGTTGTTTTTACTTCCTCTGTTTTTACATCTTCTTTCAACTCCACTTCGACAGCGTCACCAGAAGTATCTATCGGGACCATTTTGTCATTCTGTGTTTGTTCTTGCATAGAATTCTCCATGTTACATTATGTTAGCTGGCAAAATATCTCTCGGATCATCAACGACTGCCAGAATCTCATCTTCGTTAATAATACGCAACTCACCGCCATCAATCTTTACTCTAGATCCTGCATAGCGAGTTATTATAACCCAATCACCCTCTTTACACCAAGGACCATCAGGATATCTCTCTTTATCTTTGTAGCATAAAGAACCAGTCTTTAATACTTTACATATATTTGTTGTTATTTGTGATTCTTCTACTGTTTCATCAGTAAGAATAACACCGCCTTTTGTTTTACCTTTTAATTTTAAGGGAAATAAAACTATTCTCCAACCAACAGGTTTTGGAATTTTTTCTAGTTCTTTTTTTTCTTTTTCTTTTTCTGCACCATCCCAAACATGTTTGGGTACAATTAATTTAGGTTTAGTCGTCATCTTCTAGCTCCGTTTTCTTCAGCAGGTCCGTGAGTTCCTGTTCAGTTTCTTCAAGACCGCGAAGTTTACCAGTCAAATACCGATACTCGTCCCAATCTTTTACACCACTACATATAGCTTGTCTTATGGTCTCTTGTCTAGCTTTTAGTTGGTTTTTGAAATAAGTAAAAAAGTTTTCTATTCGCATGATTATATTTTTGTTTCTTTTGACTCTAAATTAAATTCACGTAAAACTTGTAAATTAAAAGATAAACCAACTCTCGGCTTGTCTGATAAATGAGCTAATGTGTAATGAGGCATTATACTTGGAAATAAATATAAACTATTTGACTTCATCATATCTTGAAAATCCATGTCGGGAAAAACTACTTTTCCTGCTTGATCATCAGAATTTATACAAAAAATACCAGACCAGGCCGAATCACCAAAATGAGTGTGTCTTATAGTGTTTTGTCCTTTTTCAAATTTCATGCCCCAAAAATCTACAAAGTTGTAAACAGGAATTTGTACGTGATCTATTCTTAAACATAAACACGTATGTAAAAAACTAAGAACTATTTGTTGAAATTTAATATAAAGAGGATCTTCAAGCATTTTTGTATATGTCGTCATATTTGCTTTAACATTTGTTATATAATTCATAGAATCTTTTTCAGTTAATTCTAAAGTTCTATCTAAGATTTTTTTTAAATAATCGTCTTCTAAAATATCATTAAATATATAAATAGCGTAATGTCCTTGATTATTATTTTGAACAACTCTTGTTTTAAATTTTAAATCTAATCGCATGATTTCATTTGGTCAGCTAATTTTTTGCAACGATTTGGAGTTTGTTTATTCCATTTCGAGTCGAGCATTTCGTAGCTCGCACCAATAAAATTGCTTTCCTGCAGGCATTTCCACATCATACGGAACTTGGACACGCCTGTAGGGCCAAGCTGATATACCATCTCGGTAATGGTATGCTGCGCTGTTGTAGGCAAATCAGTTACACCATGTTCTTCCATAAGTGTTCTAGCTTTACCTATTGCAGTGTTTAAATCTTTATCAAATACTTCTTGTAGTTCTTCTTTTGTGTAAGTCTTACCATCTTCAAATTTATCTTCGTGCACTACTTTATGGCCCCAACCTATTGTACGAAATCCTTCCGTATCTATGTATACGTGGTCTCTGAAGCCTTCGGATAGTTTTACGGAACCAGCTAATTCGTCGTATGTCACTTAGTAAGACCTTTTGCCTTTTCGAAGGTGCGAAGGCCCGATACGCCGAGCATTGAAGTGACTATGGCTAGAAGAGGCCCAGTTTCTATGGCAGGTGGTACAATATCCATACCTGAAAATTTTGCATACCAATCAATAAGGGGAGACAGGATAAAGGCGAAGAACAGAGCCAGGGCTCCGCACCAGCCAATTGCTGGTCGCCAGCCAGCAACAAATATGCTGCGATGGCTGGCTTCCTTTGCATTAACATCTAATTGTTTTTCTGCAAGCTTTTGTTGTAAGCGTTGCATTAGAATCTTTTTATCTAATTTTTCTTCCTCACTTGTATGAAGTTCATCGACAACTTTTGAAATGGTTGCTAAGGCTCCGCCTTTTCCACCACCAAGTAAGCCACCGAGTAGATTAAGCACTATGCTGCTCCACCTGTCATCCAGCTAATTATCCAGATAACTATGATAGCTACGATAGCCGCCTTGATCCAGTCCTTCATTTTCCACTCTGACCACTCTTTAATATGTGACCATAGATCTTTTAATAGGTTCATAAAACCTCCTTTGTTAAGTTGGGGATTATACTATTTTACGCCTTTGAATGCTACTTTTTTAATCTGCATTCGGCTTGTTTGCCCTTGAGGTCCTGTTCCTTTGTTGTTTTTTACTACAAAAGGAGAGTAAACTTTCTCTGCTGTTGAAGCAATTTTAGTATTAGGAAAAGGGTTTTTTTGAGGAACTTTAGTCATTTTTGCATTTTTAAACTTCATCTTCTTGCCTTTCCATAGCCACGTTGAGCCAGTCTACCTGCTAAACCGCCTACTTTCATGCCCATTTTTTTTAAACCATTTATTTGACCGCCATTGGCTTTTTTAACAACGCCACGGCCCATAAGAATATCTTTTTTTGTAACTTTACCATCGCCTGATAAATCAGGAAATCCACCTGCTTTTAATTTGCTTATTGAACCACCTTTAGCATTTCCGCTAAGTTTTGAAATTTCTTTTTTTGATCGTTTCCCTGCTAACTCATCTCGTCTTTCAAAAAAATCTTTTGCTTTATTTGGGTGACGAGTTCCTTCAATACTTTTTAAAGCTCTTTCAACATCTTCTACGTTTAAACGACCTGACGGTTTTCTTTCTTTAGCTAATTTATAAGCCGCAGCAACTTTTGCGTCAGGAGCATCAATTTCACTTTTTGCTTCTTTTAACGTTATATTTGATTCTGTACCCATAATACTTAATGTATAGTTGGTTTTATGAGATTTAGCAAGTCTCTTCCATTATGATTCATAATTTTATCATATTCTTGTTCAGTAAGATTGTTATGGTACAGCATTTTTGCTACACCCATCATTGCACCCGCTAAAAGTATCTGTTCTTCTTGACTTGTCACTGCTGTGTCGGAAAAATTCATCAATTCGTTGAAATATTCCTGTAATTTATCGGTTGCGCTTAACATTATTATCATTTTGTTTAGATAGATTAACATTTGCACGTAATTGTGCAATATCTTCTTGTGAATCTATTCTATCTTGCGCTATTTTTCCTGTTTGACGTAATTTTTCTTGGTCAATACCTATTTTAGCTTGATCAGCCATTGCTTTTCTTTCTATATCTTGTGCTCTGAGGTCAATTTCTTGTTGTTTTAGCCCTACAAGTGGATCTTGATTCATATCTTGTACTGCTTCAGCCTCTTCTTGAACCATTTCATCTGTCATTTCCGCTACTTTTTCTGCAACTTGACTTTCAATACGTTCTTGAACCTGTAATTGTAGCTCTTCTGGTAGTTGACCACCATATTGTGCCGCTAATTGATCTATTTCAGGTTTAGATTCTTCTTCAACTTCTTCTCTTGCCTGAATACTAACATGTTCCATAATATGAGATTGTAAAATAGCCATAACTTGAGGATTACTTTTTACCAAAAACGATGACATTAGTGCTCTATGAGCATCAAGATGAGCATTATGGTTTTGTCCTCTAAATGCTACAAGGG